TTTCCAACAATGGAAGCATCGACCCTGCCTTCTTGATGGCTAAGTGTATCAAGCACGCCTTCAAGACCTACCCAAAGGTGCGCATCGGCAAGTACACCGACTTCGAGAGCAACCAGGTCGATGAGCCTCAACCCGAAATCGACGACTTCTACGGCATCAGAGAACCTGAGCCTGAGCCTCAACCCGAACCAGCGTCGTTCGCCCCACCACAAGACCTGTCGGCTGGAGTGTCAGTCAACGACGATGAGGACGACGGCACATTCTAAACAAGTATCAATTCCTTCATATTTGTAAAACCATCCCAACCCCATGCCGTCCGTGAGGATAGCATGGTTTTAAGAGACAACCGAGCTGGCGGAACATCCAGCGAGTAATCTAATGATTACGTGTCTATAAAAAGCGCAAGGGGAGCCAAGAGTGGCGTAAGAACCCTACCATCGTGAATGGTGCAAATGTTAATAGCGTGTGAAAGCTATGCACAAATTTCAACGGGGTGGCAACACCCCACACTGCCACCAAAGCCGAAACACCAAGAACAACAAGGCTAAGCAGATTTGCTTCCCGACAGATGGAGGGTGAGGGCAGGTGCAAGTCCTGCGGTGGCCACCAAGTGAACATATCCATCAGAATACATCGTAATTAATACATTCCTTTTTATTATTCCTTGCCCGCCGTGAGGTTCGCAAGGTTTCCACCGAAAATCATTTTTTTACTAACAATATAATCAACAAAACTATGAGCAAACAATTAACTATCATCAAGAGTGAGAATGTTAACATTCTCATTGCCGACACTCCCAAAGTGTACAATGAGAATGTTACTTCCACCGAGAAGTGCAACGCCTTCGGCAATGCGCTGCTGCGGCAAATCACCGAGCAAGGCATGACCGACGAGCTCGACCAGCAAGCAGCAACTTTCATCGAGAAGGCACGCAAGACCGTCAAGAAGATGAACGAGAAGCGGTCACCACTGACCAAGCTCTTTGATAGCATCCGCACCGAGTTTACCTCGCTGGAGAACGACATCGACCCGACCAAAACTGGCACCGTAGCCTACAAGCTGCAACAGCAGCGCAATACCTACGCTGCAGCCAAGCGTGCCGAGGAAGAACGGCGACGCGCCGAGGCGCTGCGGCAGCAGCAGATTGCACAGGCTCGCCAACAGTATCGCCTCGACTGTGAAGAGGCGATCCGACGCGCCGCTAACGAGATAGCGGCCGATGTGATTAACAAGATCAAGGCAATCTACAACGCTACCACCCTCGACAACTACAGCGAGTCCTACGACAAACTGAAAAATTTTGTCGCACAAGTCAATCTTGCCAATCTGCATCCCTTCATCCCTGCCAACTTTATACTGGACGATCAAGAGTGCAAACGCATCTACTCCGATGTGCACTCCGCCTGCATTGGAGACATTGCTGAGCAGATTGCTGAGCAGATTGTCAGCTTCCGCCAGGAATACCTTGACCGCATGCCATCACGACGCCAGCAGCTGGAGGCCATGGCTAAAGCCAACGCCGAGGAAGCCGAGCGCATACGTCGTGAAATGGCCGAGCGTGACGCTGCCGAGAAAGCACGTCAGGCACAGGAGCAAGCCGAGCGTGAACAGCGTGAGCGTGCAGCAGCCGAAATGAGACGTGCTACTACCGAAGTAGGCAACCTGTTCGACCAGCAAGCTACTGCCGAGGTGGTGACCTATCAGCCCAAGACTTCCGTCAAGAAGAAAATCACAGTGCTTAACCCCGAAGGCTTTGCCGACATCCTCTCCATGTGGTGGTCTAACGAGGGCTGCCATCTCTCAGTCGAAGACCTCAACAAGACCTGCAAGAAGATGCTCACCTACTGTGAGAAGCTTGCCAACGATAAGACTAACCCACAGTTTATCCAAAGTGAGCATGTGTGCTACGAGGATGTTGTAAAGGCTAAGTAACTATGAACCCCGATAAATACTACCAGCGTCGTGAGGTCAGCAATTCCGACCTCACGGCTCTTAAGGAGCTGATGCACCCACGTCCCATGTTCGGCGACCGTGAGGCAGCTTTCCGTTTTGGCTCTCTCGTCGATGCAATCATAACGGAGCCTCATCGTGTCAACTACTATGAGCACACGGTTGACGGTGTGCCCTATGCTATTGGCGATTGGGATAAGGCGCAGGAGATGAAACGTGCCCTGCGTGCCGAAGCCAAGCACGACGCTTTCCTTGCTAAGGTGCTTGAAGAAGCCAGCACTCAACAGGTGTCTATTCGCAATAGGCAGTTGTTCATGTATGGCAACTTCTCTTTCTACCTCGACACTCGTTGCAAGTGGGACTGGTGGTTTCCGCAGTTCGGTTTCGGTGGTGACCTTAAGACTACTTCGGCAGCGTCGCAAGCTGAGTTTGACGAAGCGGTAGATTTCTTCGATTGGGACCGTAGCCGTGCATGGTATATGGACATCACTGGCTCGGCTCGTGACTTTATCTATGCTATAAGTAAGAAAAACTTCCGTGTATTCAAGAAGTTCATCAACCGTGATGACACTATCTATCAGCACGGACGTGACAAATACGAGGAGCTGGCGTTCCAATACTGGTGCCTCGACCTATCAAGAAAAGATGATGAAGCACAACCTTAAGATAGAACCTTACGACTACCAGCGTGAGGGCATTGAGCAAGGGCTTCAATGGCAACGGCTGATAATCGGTGATGAGCCTGGACTGGGCAAGACACTCCAGTCCATTGCCATCATCGACATAGCCAACGCCTATCCATGCCTGGTAATCTGTCCTGCGTCGCTTAAGATAAACTGGCAACGTGAGGTCGAGAAGTTTACCGACAAGAAGGCTCTTGTGCTCTCTAACAGCACTGGCACCACATGGCCCTATCTGCTGCAAATGCGCATGCACCATGTGGCGATAGTCAACTATGAGTCCCTGCGCAAGTTCTTTGTGTGGGACACGGGTGGCTCTAAGTCGTTCCGTCTTAAAGATGTGGTCTTCTGTCCACACATTAAGATGTTCCGAAGCATCATCATCGACGAGTCACACCGTGTCAAAGACCCATCGGCACAGCAGACGATCTTCACCAAAGGACTCGCATCAGGTAAGCAGTGGCGCATCCTGCTCAGTGGCACGCCAGTGGTCAACCGTCCCGAAGACCTTGTGTCGCAACTCTCCATTATGGGAAGGCTCAAAGACTTCGGCGGCAAGTACGAATTTATGGCTCGGTATGGAGAGGGCAACAACCTCGACGAACTAAGCAAGCGGCTCTATTCATCGTGCATGGTGCGGCGTGAGAAGGCAAAAGTGCTCACACAACTGCCCGACAAAACACGCTGTGACCTCTACGTGGACATCAGCAACCGTGATGAATACTACCTCGCACAAGCCGACCTCGCCTCCTACCTCCGTGAATATAAGGAGTGCACCGATTGGGAAATACGGCGCAAGATGCGCATGGAAGCTTTAGTACGCTTCATGACTCTGCGCTCTCTCGCCGCTAAGGGCAAAGTGAAACAGGCCGTGGACTTCGTGCGTGTCTTCCTCGACAATGGCAAGCCCATGATACTGTTCTGCTCCTACCATGAGGTGGTTGATGAGCTGTGCCGGGCTTTCCCTCAAGCGGTGCGTGTCACAGGGCGTGACAGTGCGGTCGCAAAACAAGCGGCCGTCGACGCTTTCCAAAATGGAAATAGCTCATTGATAATATGCTCCATCAAGGCGGCTGGAGTGGGCCTCACGCTCACAGCGTCCTCCAATGTCGCCTTTGTGGAGTTCCCCTGGACTTATGCCGACTGCTGCCAGTGTGAGGATCGTGCACACCGAATAGGGCAACGTGACAACGTGACCTGCTACTACCTCATCGGGCGTGGCACCATCGACCCTGTGCTTTACAACATTATTCACCGCAAGAAAAGTATTGCTAACCAAATAATGGCTGCCGACGACGACATACCTACCGACGAGCTCTACTTCGACGAACTGGTAAATTCTTTCCTGGCACCATTAGACAACTCATTAGACAACTCATTAGACAACTCATGAAAGAAATCGAGAACACAGTGCTTGCCATGACCGAATGGCTCGAAGAGAACACCGACGGCTGCTTTATGATCGTGACTAAAGGCGATGATTCAATGTGTGCCGTCAAGTGCAAGGACCCCAAACTGCTGCTCAAATCGCTTGTTTCAGGCATGGTCAAAGTACCAGAACTGAAAGAGCTCATGTCGCGGGCGCTCGGCATTGCGATGGCAATCGACATCGAGAAAAAAAACAAAACAAAGACACAATGATAACCCTATCTAACTCCGACTGCAAGGCACTGTGCCGCTATCTCGACAATGCCTCTCTCGTGTTTGGCTGCGACAACAAGCCCAGGCTGGTCAACCAAGCTCGACTCATGCGCAACATGAGCGAGAAAATCAGGCGTAAAATCTTCCTCGAAGATATTAATACTATCACACCAATTATTAACGACATTCAAAAAACATCTACCACAACATGACTAAACAAGATTTAGCTAAACAACTGGCCGAAAAAGCCAACATTAACATCAGTGCCCAACAAGCTGCCGACACAATCGACACCCTCATGGGTATCATGTACGAAGCTTTTATCAAGGGCAAAAACATCTACCTGCGTGGCTTCGGCACCTTTAAGGTGGCAACTCTTAAGCCAAAGGTGGCTCGCAACATCGGGGCTGGCACGGCAATACAACTGCCCGAACGCACCACCGTGAAGTTCATTCCTAGCAAAAACCTCAAGCACGACATGAACCGATGAGCAAACCACGCAACACTTGGGAGCAGCTACTTGCGAGGCAAAATCTTCTCAACAAGAAGCCTCGCAAGCCCTCCCACGAGGAACACGATTTGCAATGCGCCTGTGTCAACTGGTTCAACCTGGCTCACCCAAACATGCACCTCAACCTGTTTGCCGTCCCCAACGGTGGCCGTCGAGACAAGACGACTGGTGCCAGGCTCAAAGCCGAGGGTGTAAGGCCTGGAGTGACCGACCTAATACTGCTTAAGCAGCGACACGGCTACGGCGCACTGCTAATCGAGATGAAGACTGCCAAAGGAGTGCTGTCTCAACTGCAACGCATTTGGCGTGACCACATCACTAAGGATGGATACAAGCATGTCGTATGTCGCTCTGTGCAGGACTTCATCAACGAGATAACAGATTACCTAACTGAAGACTGATAACGTTATGCCACGCAAAGCAAAAACAGGTCTCGACCATTTCCCTTTCGACACCGACCTTTTCTCGGACATTAAAGTTCGCAAACTAATAAAGTACCAAAGTGCTAAGGCTATCGCTGTTTACGCTTACCTGCTCTGTATTATCTACCGTGATGGGTACTACATGAAGTGGGACAATGAGCTGCCCTTCATTATCTCGGAATGCCTGGGTTATGATGAGGCCTTTGTGGGCGAAGCTATTGAGTGTATGGTACGACTCGGACTGTTCAACGAGCACATGTTCCGTGAAAAACAGGTTCTAACAGCAAGAGGAATACAGGAACGATACCTGCGTGAGCTGGCAAGGCTGCGGCGCACTGGCGATGTCAGCGAGTACTCGCTACTCGACTCGCCACACCTCACAGCAATGCTTAACTCAACGCTCTGGCTGGCCAAAATGAGACAAGACCATAAGCTCTCTGCCGACGAACTCAACGACCTGCTCAACGAATGGAGCAAGTGGTGCGCTGCCACCGACAAGCAACACACCTCGACACAGGACGCTAAGCGGCACTTCGAGAACTGGTACAAGAAAATCAATCAACAAAAACAACAAAGCGATGCAAAGAAACCAACAACAGACCGACGTAGAGCAGCTCGACAACTTACTGCTACAGCGCAAGATTACAAAACCTCGTTTTAAGTTTTGGGCTGGCAACCGCTATCTTACCTATGACGAAGCGGTGCAAGTTCTCACCACTGCTGTGAAGGTGGAGATTGAAAACCGACACTTCACGCCACAACTGCAGGGCTATATGACCTATATTGAGCAGGTGGCGCAGTTCTTTACCGAGCCTGGCACCAAGTTCGGACTTACTCTCATGGGCCTTCCTGGCAATGGCAAGAGTACAATGGCAAGAGCTATCGCAGCCGTGATCGACTCAATAGCCGACCTCGCTATCATCAATGAGCGTAGTGGCTCTAAAGCTGTAATGGTGACTGCCAAACAACTGGTGCGATACTACCGTACACACCCAGACCAATGGGAAAATCTCTGCTTCAAACCTTTCCTTATCATCGACGACTTTGGAGAGGAACCAGTGGAAGTTGTGGACTACGGCAATGTCATCAACCCTGTTATCGACCTGCTGTCTCGACGATATGACATGCAGAAGCTCACGATCCTCACGACTAACGCCACCAACCTGCAGATCCGTAAGACCTACGGCGACCGTATCGCCGACCGATTTAACGAGATGATGAATGTGGTAATATTCACCAACAAAAGTTTTAGATAAATTATGAACAGTTATTTTGAAGTCGGTGTCCGCTACGACAAAACGATGGAAGACGGCGCTGTGCGCAAGGTAACCGAAAACTACCTTGTGGAAGCAGTATCTTTCACCGAAGCGGAAAAACGTGCCACACAGGAAATGGAAGCCTATATCAGTGGTGATTTTCGTGTGGTAACAGAGAAGATTACCAATATCGCAGAAATCGTCACTACTGACGATGCTACTGCCGATAAGTTCTACAAAGTCAAGCATAGCCTCATCACCATCAACGAGTAGTCTCTCAAGGAGAAGAAACAGGCACACTACATCATCATCCAAGCATCAAGCGTCGATGATGCGCGCAACCGATACATGCAGTACATCAAGGACTGGCTTGTTGACGTGGTGCTGGAGGCTGTCAGCGAAACAAAGTACATGGATTATTTTCCATTTAAATATGACTTATAAACAATTAAAGTAATGAAAAAGTACATTGGAACAAAGACCATCATGGCTATGCCGATGGCAAAGAGTGAAGCAGAGAAAGTGTTGAACCGTAGCCTTGCTGACGCAAAGGGTGGCGAAGACGGTTACCTCGTTGAGTACCCAGACGGCTACAAGTCATGGTCGCCCAAAGAGACGTTTGAGCAAGCCTACAAGATTGCTGACACACACCTCGACCGTATGCGTATCGAGTATGACCAACTCAAGCAGCGTTATCTTCGTCTCAACGATTTTGGCTTGAGCGAGCAGTTCCGCATGCTCCACCCCGAGCAACGCAAGCAGATGGAGCGCCAGGGACATTTGATGCTTGAATACTTGCACGTCCTCGGAGAACGCATCGACGAGGCTAAAGTTTCGAAAGGTCCTGAACCAAAATTTTGTGACGAAAATGAAACTCAAAAGATTTGACTGGCTCCCTGGCCTGTTGCTGCTCGTGTGGTCTGTTTTCGCCGTGATAGGCATGGTAAAATGCATCGACCACACCGAGCAGCAGCACCAGCGAGTATTACAACTGCAGCACAAAGCCGACTCCCTAAGCAAGCGCATCGACACCTTCCGTCGCATGCGTCAAGAGTTGATGCTCAAAAACAAAGAAGACTCAATTCACTTCTTCGAAGACGGTATGTAAATATTAAGCTATGAAAGCAACATCGCTAACGATCGAGCAAATAGAAACACTCATCACTGGATATCCCGACGCTCCCTATTATGTCCGTCGTAACCTTGTAGTGCCTAACTGTGATTGGGGGTTCCTTAATCATGAGGCCGACTTGTTGGTCCTGACTCAAGCAAAACATCTGATTGAGATAGAGATTAAGCGCACGTGGGCTGACTTCATGGCCGACTTCAAAAAGAAGCATACCCACTACGACCCCAAGTTATCTTACTTCTACTACGCAGTTCCTCTCTCAATAGCACAGAGAGCTTTCAATTGGCTCTACACAGGAACATTCCTCTGTAATCCAACACGGCCGATAAAGTATGAGCAGTCAAAAGTCACTGGCTACACCGAAAACAACCCACACAAGTGCGGACTCATCATCTATGCAAGCCAAGATGAAGCATATACCATTGGAGAGAGAATTGGAACCTGCGGAATTAACGTCATGGCGCATAAGCTTGGCGACTACTACAAGGTCACACAAGACGAAGAAAAGCGACTACTACGCTTGCTCGGCTTGCGAGTATGGAATTTAAAAAACAAAATAGCAAAACTACAAAACCAACTGAAATGAAAACAATCAAAATAAATATCTACTCCCCAAAGGAATTGTGGGTAAAATTTTGGAACCGCGTCTTTTGGCCACGACGCAAGCAATGCGCCGAGTGGATGGATTTGGTAGAGTATCAACTTGAAAAAGCCATTATCACCGACATTATTATTGACCAGTACAACAAAGGGCTGTTGGGCGAAAGCATGACAGAACAACTTGAATTGGCAACAAGACATGCCATCCATGCTGTATGCGAGAACGTAAAACAGATTATTTGTAAACCTCTTGATTAACAATATGAAAACTTATGTTATCACCCTCAGCAAGAAGTTCCCTGCTACGCATAAACGACATGGGGAGCCAACCTATTTTTGGGAGAGATTCTCTTCTCCTAGTTTTACGAGGCCTAAGCTACACACCATAC